GTGTTGAACACCAAACTTTGTGCTTCCAAACTATGATTAATGTTAAAATCGGCATAATCTAACATAACGAACTCATTCTTATTGTCCTTAGTTAGTTCAGCACGTCTAGTTATACAATTAACTTCATCTACATCACGTAAACCTTGCTCAATATTCGGAATATTATACATACCTCGTTCCATTTGATTTAAAACATAACTCATCACAAAGTAGTTTTTGATGTCTACACCATAAATAGCTCTGGCTTTACCGTGCTCATTCTTATCAGATCCTATGGCTGTACATGTTGGATCTTCTTTAAACCAGGCATTGATTTCTTCTGATGTTAAGGCCTCAAATACACCACGCTTACCTAATCTAACTCCTTGTAATTCTGGGATATCAACCTTGTATCCAGCACTTGAACCGGAGGCCAACCATTCTTGTCGTTTACTAATATGCTCGTCTAGACTCTTTACTCTACTGATTCTAGACATCATTTTACTTAGGTTAGCTCTTAATATTGGTTGCAATTTGGCCAAGAACACGTCATGCTGTTCTTTGCCTGTGACTGTTGTAATATCAACTAAACCCTGCAAATATGATGGAACTGATCCGTTCTTACATCTATTGTTGTACTCTTTGTTCCAGTCACTCATGTTCTTCTCCCGCCCATTGAACAATTCAGTGTAAGCAAGGCCGGCTACTCTTTTATCAGTGATCGACTTACCTTGATAGTCAGTGCGAGTACGTCTTAAAGCAACACTAATGGTTTTACAAAATTTTGATAGCGACATAGTATCTAAAAAACAAGTACCCTGATTGGTAAATATATTATTAAAGAAATCTGTTGCATAATCGTCAAATACACATAATATTAAATATGCAGTGACAGTACAATTGAAAGTGCCAATTGGGAACCATGATAAAATGGTGTTAATGCGTTTCAATATTGCAGGTTGACGTAAATGCTTGATATTTCCACTTTGTCTACAATTATGCAATAGATTATGTACTAGCGTAGCGGCATCAAGCAAAGTATGTCGCTTATCATCGGCTCCACTATAAGGAAAAATCTTATTGAGCCACTTTACTTGCTTCTTTGACTTATA